GCTGCTGGAAAGCCGCATTCTGCTGTGCGATTGCAGCCTGTTGCTGCTGGAGAGCACTCTGCTCCTGCATCTGGCGAAGCTGCATGATCCCAGTCAGACTCTGAAGGAAGTTCTGAGCCGGAGGCTGAGGGATATTGATAGAGTAATCGTAGGGTCCGGCCATAAAATGTTAAGCAGGTGTTCCGTAAAAGCCTCCAGGCGCTCCGGGTCCAATTGGAGCTTGGTATTGGACATTGACACCAGGTCCATAGGCCTGCTGTGCCGCAGCATAGTCGCCATAGAACCCACCAGTCCCAAGTCCGGATGTAATGCTTGGCCTATTCAGTGCTTGGGACAGCATGTAGTTCTGGACTCCTCCTCCAATAGCGCCGGTAATACCTCCAACGCCCTGTGCAAATGCGTTAGCTGCTCCAATCTGCCCAGCAGCCTGAGCCTGTCCTTGTCCCACCATCAGGTTGCCAATGTTCTGAGCAGACTGCTGTCCTGCTGCCGCTGTCCCGGCTGCTGATGCCTGACCAAGGCGCAATAGGTTCTCAGCAGAGGTCGAACCCAACGAGGTCAAGCCGGCCAACTTGCCGTACTGAGACTCGATGAGTTGGTTGAGCAAAGCAGGACGAAACTGAGCTAGTGCAGCCTGTACGTTGCCACCTCGAAGCCCACCAGTGGCAGCAGCGTTTTGAAGAATGCCTTGCTCGCCTTGTCGGGCCAGTTCTTGAAACTGTGCTCCCTGCTGAATCTGGTTGATAGCAGCCTGCTGTTCTCCTGCTCCACGCAAGCCAGCGAGCCCCTGCATGGCTTGGAGTGCCCCGGGACCGGCTCCAATGTAGGGCTGAGTCAGGTCAGGCTTTCCAGCCTGAATGTACGGAGAAAGAAGCTCACGAATGGCATCAAATTGCCTCCGTTGTTCGTCAATTGCTTGTCCTTGAGAAGCTGCTTGTGTTGATGCAGCGGACTTGGCAGCAGATGCGCCTTTATTCGCACTGTATACAGAAGCTCCAGCGCCCAACAAAGCAGTTCCACCCAAAATTGCAGCAGTAGTTCCGATTGCCATACTAGTTTAGTCGTTTGATGTAAACCGTTTCAGAATGCTGGTATCCAATTCTCTTGAGAAGCGGGCTAAAATCTTTGGAGGCTGTCACATGCTGCGTGACAAACAAAACCCCATCTTCCTTCAACTGCTCGTCGCACCATCTCAAGAATCTGGAGGCATTGAATCCGCTCCTTACGTCTGGATGCAAAAACATCACGTCATGTTGAGCTGTAGGCTTCCCGTACTCTGGGTGAACAATAACAGCAAAAATATTGTACCCTTTAAGCACTCCATTCTGTCTGAGCGTGTAAAGGCGCAGCATGTCATTTGAGTCCAAGCTCTCATACATCTCTCTTGGAACTCGAATCCTAACATCTGCAATCACTCCTCCAATCTCCCTGTTATGCATCTCTCCAAGGGGCAAAACTTCAGCCTCGAACTCTTTTGTAAATCGTTCGCGCTGAAATTCCACCTGTCCTGATGCAACTGCAACCATGTTAGGTGATCTCCCTCCCAGAAGCAGTAATGGTGAGCGCAGTAGCAGTGCCTGCCAGAGTTGAGATGAATCCGCCGGCTTCGAGAACCTGCCCAACCAGTTCAGGACACAGGTAAGTCTCCCCAGGGACAATCGAGCGAGTTTTGACGATCAGATTGGAGTTGCCAGCAGAACCACCAGAAGCGATCAGGTTGGCCGAGAACGTCACGTTAGCCGTGTTAGTATTCGTCACCGTGAACTTGTCGATGATCGTCTTACAGTTCGTAGCCGTGTACTGGGCAGTCTGAGTGTTCTCAGCCTGTTTCGGTGGAATGATGTTTTTGACGGTGACTGCCATAATTAAGAGATGTTGTCGGTAACAGTGAGGATCAGCGAAGGAATCGCTGGGACCGGAGGACTTGCTGCCGAGGCAAATATCTGGCAATTCAGGTCATCTGTGCTCCAGACAAGCTCGAAGTAGTCTCCAGCGTTTACTGACAGCACAAAGTTCCACGCGGCAACTGTCTCTGCATCGTTGCCTTGGATGCGGATCTTAGTCGCACTGTCTGGAATGTCAACGCCGTTGATTCTAGCCCAAATAAATACAGATCCCACTCCTCCAGATACTTTGTCGAGTTGGGCTGAAAACTGAAAGTTGTAAAAGCCTTCAGTGTCGATGTAGACCCGGCTGTTAGGAGTGCCGATATAGACACCATACGAGATGTCTGTCGTGTTCAGCGTCATTGGATACGCCGTGTTAATGACAGTGGCAGTCTGGAGCTGAGTACTGTGAAACACTCCGTACCGTTTCCTGCGCACCTCGTTGATAACAGGAGGCAGAATGTCAGGCTGCTGATTCACCACAACGACAGGAGGCGCAATGTCAGTCTCAGGGAATGCAGGGATGCTGTTTGGAGCCAGCGCCAGAAGCTCTACAGCGTCAGCAAGCCTCGATATAGCGGACAGTGCCTGAACAGCCTTAGAATCGGCATTCTGTGCGTTGATTGAGACTTCCTGAACGATCTCAGTGCTGTCGTTCAGACTGGATGGGATAAGCTCGAAAAGCTGCTCAAAAGCCCGGATCGCCCGTTGAGAGGGCAGGAACTGGGCCAGCTCATTACGAGTGATCTTGTACGGTCCCTCGATCATACCGCAAGCGGTTCAATCCTTGCCTCAAGTCTCGCCACAGAAAGCTGTGCGTCACTGGTTCCCCTGAACTTCTGTGCCCTCCACTGCCTCATGCGTCCCTGCTGAAGCCACGAGAGCCTCTTGCCACGCACACCAGTCACGCCGGCCTTGCACACTCGCTCCTGGCTGTAAGTCAACCCGTCCTCAGTGTACGAAGTGAATATACTTGGGTCAGTGCCAAAGATGGCATTGCCGGTGAGTGCAATCAGTTCCATCTCGTGAAAGATTAGGCCCCGGCTTTCGTTATAGAGAATGATCGTCGCAAACTCCCAGCCGTTGAGGACTCCCCAGTGGGACGAGAGCGAGTCAGACAGGTAGCCAAAGGAGACGCTGGAAGGATCGCCAACCACCCACTTATTGTACACCCACACCAGATTTCTTGCCCTGTACAGAGAGTTACCAACAAGACTGCTCGTCAACGTGAACCAGACGGGCATCCCGGCCTTTGTAGTGGCCTCTGCGTCAAACACGAGAGTCCGGTTGGGAAGGTGGATGTAAAGGTGCCTGTAGCCCTTGTCTACCCGGGACTCGACGAGCACGTTGGAGAGTTGCGTCTCAGTGAACTCTTCGAGGATCAAGTCAATCTCCCGAGTGGAGATCTTTTGAGCGTTACTGCCACTAATGAGCCAGACAGCAGGAGCCTCGTTACGTCCTCCACCGATGAACGCAATGGACTCCATGAAGTTGCAACAGGCATGAGTGCCGATGGCTCCACGCTGCACCTGGGCTCCTTCTACCCGTTGAAACGGGAACAAAGAGCCTCCCACGTTGTCGAAGACTTCGATGGTGTGCCGGTTGAGCGCGTAGACCTCGTTGCGGACCTTCAGCAGGGCCACAATCGGGTCAGGATCGGCTTCAGCAGACCCATACTTGAGCGGGTTGACTGAGAAGGGGTCATTGAGTTCTGTGACGATCAAGAACTCTCCGTCTGTCGTCATAAAGTACCCGTCCACCCAGACGACATCGACAACTGTGCCTAGGTCAGGGTCAGTGACCTGTTGCAGCCCTGTGCTTGGCCGATACAGGAACAGGTTCCCGCCTGAGGCGACGGCCAAGTAGTCAAAGGAGTAGTCAAAGGTGACCTGTCCTGTGCCACCTACATCACCTATGACCGTCACAACATTCAGGCTGGAGATAGACACCAGCTTTGTGCCCATCACGCGGTACAGCAGCCCTTGCCACTCGATGCCTCCACGGTCGATCCCGGGGCCAGTGCCTAGGCTCACGATCCCGTCAGCAGGACGGAAGTAACCATCAGAGATGCCTGACTTGAGGATGACAGGCACCATGTTGCGTGGGTATTCCACGCGGAAGTCCCCAGCAGTGTCTGTGTAGATGCCGTTGAGGATTGGGACTTGCATTACTTCTTCTTCGCGGTCTTGGCAGAAGCCTTAAATGCAGCAGCAGTTGGCGCTCCCTTGGAACCAGGCTTGCGCATCCGCTCCTTCGATCCAGCCTCGATGCGTTCGCGTTTCTGATGGATGTTCTTGTAAAGTCCGTCTTTCATTTGCAGTTCCAGCGTTTGAGTGATGCAGCTTTACGTGTAGGCCGTCCCTTTTCGTCCTTCATAGGACCGGGCATCCCGCTCATACGAGCGCAGAAGGACTTCTTGCGGCCTGCGTCTGCCTTGGTCTTTGGATTAGGAGCCGGAGCCTTGAGGTTGCTGCCAGTAGCAGCGTTGTACTTGGCTCGCCCCTTGGCAGTCAGCCCTGCTCCTTTAGAGACAGGCAGCTTCTCACCCTTGGACACAGAGAGGTTGACCTGCTTTTTAGCCATTGGACTCGTCAGGAGGAGGCAAGAATGAACCGTCAGGCTGCTCGATCCAGCCTGGACCACAAGGAATGCCATCGACATTCACAAGAGTGGTTCCAGCGGGAGGAGTAAAAGGTGTCACTCCATCCCAGACAATGACGTTTTGGACCACCTTAGTGGCATCATCAACAATAGCGTAGTTCATGCTTAGAAATATGTTGTAATCACCACAAGCCCTGCACCGCCTGCACCGCCTGCACCGGATTGTGTGCCGGTTTCGGTTGCGCCACCACCACCACCACCACCCGCAGGAAAGCCACCATTACCCCCATTACCCCCATTACCAGCAGCGGATGAGCCACCACCACCACCACCTGAGCCTGGAGCAGTGTACCCTGCCGGCGCGGCGATGCCATTCCCGCCTGCTGAGTTCGCCAGACCAGCAGTTCCTCCAACAAGGTCTAGCGACGAACTGCGACCTCCAGCACCACCTGCAACAGGCACTGCGCCACCAGAAGCAAGACCGCCACCGCCACCGCCACCAGGTCCACCCGGTTGGAATACAACGCTGACGGATGAGGGAACACCAGCAGTTCCGGCGCTGCCATTGGACTGACCTGGCCCACCATTGTTCGCCTGCTGCACGGAAGTTCCAGCCGCGCCAGTGCCCGCGCCGCCACCACCTCCAATGGCGCGAAAGCTGCCAAACTGAGACGTTCCTCCAGAAGTTCCATTGGCACCCGCAGCATCACTGGTGCGTGCAGCACCACCTGCGTTGCCTGCACCAACAATCACGGTTTCCGTAGCCGAAAACGCAGAAGCCGGGACGACCGCATGAAAATAACCGCCGCCAGCGCCGCCGCCGCCGCCAACGCGAGCAGCCGCTTGCGATGCGTTTCTTCCGCCGCTGCCACCACCCCCTCCTCCACCAAACATCATTAGGCTTACAGACACTGCATTAGCTGGCTTTGTCCATGTGCCACTCGAAGTGAATACCTGCACATCTGTTGGCGTAGCCGTGCCACCCGCAGCAGTAACACTCGTAAGCGCAGTCACGCGGCCTTTGGCGTCAATACTCAACACCGGAATCTGCGTCGAACTTCCCACTCCGGCTTGAGCAGTCGTAATCGCTGCCAAGGTTGGGTTGGGATAGTTTCCAGTCAGGTCACCTCCAGCAGCAGCGGTAGCACCCAGTGCACCCACTTCAGCAGCAGTTGGGAAGATGTGCTGATGATCGCCACGAGCAGCAAACGTGCTCAGGCCAACAACCGGAGCCGTAGCAAGCGCAGCAGGGGCAGTCGTGGACAGACCTGCAATCTGAGTGGTCGTCAGAGCGCCAAGGAAGGAAACAGCAGCAGCCTTGTTGGCTGACTGCATGAAAGAGTCAATATCGGCTGAAACTGTAAGGTCAGGCATAACTAGGGTCTGATGTAAATTGAGGTGCCGTCAGGACGATTGTAGCTATCCACTCCACCGGGACGCAGGTAAGTGAACGTCACTGGAGGAGGCGTTACCCCTCCAGCAGTAGCGGGCGTCTTTGACCGGCGTCTGGACAGGAACCGAATCACAGGCCAATTCCTTGGATGATGTGCAGTGAACCAGCTCCCCCGGGGGAGATGAACGAGACAGTGTCATCGTCCTGATCCTTGCCAATGCTCACCTGTGAGCCAACGAGCACTGGATACCCAGCAGTCGTTGCCGGCGTACCAGTAACAGAGTTGCCCACGCGGACATAGACCACAGTGGAGCCGAGGTTGGTGAACACCACAGACTCGGAAGTGAATCCCAGAGTGACAGATTGAGAGGTGACATTCGGCGTGACAGTGACGCCAAGATTGTAAGCGGGTTGAAAAGCGAGTCCCATAAATTCAACAGTTAGCCAACACGATACCAGGTCTTGAGAATTGGTTCAAAGCGCAGCCTGAAGAAGCCGCCAGAGGAGATGGTCGTAGGAGTTCCAACGCC